CTACCCTACTGTGGACACAGTGTGGACACTCTGGGAGTCAACGCCACCACGCAGCGGATTGAGTGAAACAGCATCCTGAAGATACTCCGGGGCAAAGTGCGCATAGACCATTGTCTGCTCTATGCGTGAATGTCCCAGTATTCTCTGCAAGGTGATGATACTCCCGCCGTTAATCATAAAGTGGGTAGCAAAACTGTGACGCAATGCGTGAGTTGCTTGCCCGTCCGGTAGATCTGGTTTTACATCTTTCATTGTTCGCCTGAACTTCGGGTATGAGGCATCAGGGAACAGATAACCCTTACCCGCAATCATTACAGCTACTTCCTCAGAGATAGGGACAGTACGCGGTTTGTTCGTCTTTGTTTTAACGAACGTTACCCGATTCTGTATTACGTTTTCAGCTTTCAGTTTTGCAGCTTCACCCCATCGAGCGCCGGTACTTAAACAGAGAATCGCGATTTTCTTGTTGTCCCCGTCAAGATTGGCAAGCAACAATGTTATTTCTTCCTGCGTCAGATAGCCGGTTTCTGGTTTCTGTTCCTTGAGCTTTTTCATCCCTCTGAAAGGATGTTCACCAAAGAACAATTCCGCATCAATTAGCGCAGTAAACATACCACTCAGGCAGGTAAGGTCGCGGTTTATACTGGCCGGTTTTATGCCTTGCCCTCTGCGAGTCATGCTGTACTGGCTAATAAGCGCTTTGGTTATCTGGAATGCGCAAGGGTCATCAGTGATCCGGGTAAAGATTTCAATCTTACCTAAGTTGGATTTTCCGTGTTCTTCATGCTTGCCTTTCAGATCCCACCAGACTTTTGTTAATTCAGACAGATGCCGCTTATCTGTCGGTTTAGCCAACCAATCTTTGTTGTGATGGTTGTACTGCGTATGTTTTTCAAAAGCGATAGCTTCACTTTTCTTATCGAACTTCCTGCGGATGCGCTTTCCGTTGCGCCCTGCAGGTCTGACGTCCACTTCATATCGACCATCATCGAGCTTTTTAACAGACATAAAGCCTCCCGATGATGTTACTGCGTACTTCAATTTCCTGATTTAAATAACAAAAACTCACTGCGCATTTATTGCACAAAAAAGCGCCGTAAATTGTTAGCCAGTTTTCTGGTCTGAGTGGGGTGACGTTGTTGTCGGCTGCCCAAAGTGCGCGAGAGCCGGTGCAACTTGCCCAGCTTCAGGTGCTATTTGGTCAGTCATAAACCACATCGTGTACTTCGTGAAACGAGGGTGTTGGAGAATTTTCATGATGGATTCTACACCTGCATTTTTTGAACGGCTCTCATAGCTTGAAAGTGAGCTGTAAGGTACGCCAGTTAACTCGCTGACTTCTTTACGGTTTAGTCTTTCTGACTCCCGCATAAGCTTTAGCTTCTCTGAAACGTCTATTGACATAATTACTCCTATTGCGTAATTTTACGCTTATCGTAGTTTGTATTTCACATTCGTAGTCTCATTAAAGGCAATTATAAGCCATTAAGAGCAATTAAAACGCTAACGGAGAAGTGTACCAGATGAAGAAATCATTAGAGAGCGCCACTGACGCAGTTCCTTATCAAGAGTTTGCACGCCTGATAGGTAAAAGCCCTGCAGCTGTTAAGGGGATGATTGAGAAGGGCAAATTACCCATCGTTGAGATGACCGATCCACAGTCTGCAACTGGTAGAGCTGGAGAATATTGGGTTTATCTTCCTGCATGGAACAACGGCATGAAAATGGCGTATGAGAGCCGCCCAAAAGCGATTCGAGAAGGGTGGCTAATGTGGCTCGGTCTAGGGGAACCACGTTAATGAATATTGAAAGTACAAATGAACCTCGTTGCATTGCCCAGCTACTCCGGAGAGAAAGTCCTAACCCGATTAACTTTACTATCACTCACGGGTCCGGCCGCAGGGGCATCATCATCCGCACTCGTAAGCCTGGCATTATTGAGACGCTTTTCCGTTTGGTCAGAAAAGAGGGATATAGTTATGACCGTTATGACTCTTGATGTGATCCAGAAACAGCCAGCGGCACTTCGAGGGCTGGTTGGGAAGTACCTGGCTCAGCCACGCTGGCAAGATACCTGTGATTTTTACAATCAAATGATGGAACGCGAACGACTGACAGTTTGTTTTCATGCTCAATTAAAACAGCGTCACTCTGTCATGCGTTTAGAAGAAATGGACGAAGCAGATCGCGAGCGCCTTGTCTGTGCGCTGGATGAACTGAGATTCGCATTTTGTCGGTTTCGTCAGCATGGCTCTACTAGGGCGACTTTCATTAGCCGTCTTACTGTTAGCCAAAGGCGTTCTCTTTTTCGTCATGCCGGGCTCACAGATCAAGAATTCAGTATGCCGCACTGGCGATTGAACGAGGACGACTGCTATTGGCGGGACAAACTTTTCCGTGCCTTGCGAGAGCTGTTTAGCCTTTTTGAGTATGCGCCGACTATTTTAACCTCGGTAAAACCTGAGCAGTATTTACATTAATTAATCTGGATTCGATTTATTACACGCCTTACAGCGTGGGGACCCCTTTTGTCTGGAGATAGGTAAATGCAAAAACAAAAAACAGCTCAGCGGGGTGCGTTTTCGGCACTTCTGGAGCAGGCAGTAAGTGAAGCACAGCGCGACACGGCGACCCGTTTATCTTCTCAATTTGACGGGCTTATCGCGCACATCAGTAAGTCAGAACTTAGCCGTACTGAGATTATCGATTTGTTAGGTCAAGAATCAGAAAAATTGCACAACTCAATTTTTGGTTGAGCGGTTTATCCACTTTAGAAGGAAGTAAGAATGAGTATCCGTATCGATATAAATAATCAGTACGTTATTACTAGTGACCGCTATCAGTTTATTTTGCAGGAAAAGAAAATCGCTACCTCCGGGAAAAACGAAGGTAAGGAATGGCTGGATGTTGTGGGTTACTACCCAACTATCCCTAAGCTCGTTTCAGGCCTTGCTTTGCATGACCTTTTAACGGGAGATGCTACCTGTTTCTCTGCGCTTGAAACTCAGATTGAGCGTGTAGCGAAGCAATGTCTGGACGCCTTCAATTCGAATGGCTGCTGAACCTCGGGGGCGTACTGCCCCTTCGCCACCACCTCCTTTCTCGAAGCACACCGATGATACATTCGTCGGCGCTTATCTCTGGAATGCTCCACGTTCTGCAATTGGCCGTGACAGACCTCTTACACGTGGCGAATTCCGTCAGGTGCAAGGTGTTTTAGGTAAAATTAATCGTCTGCCTTATGTCTTAAAAACTCTGTTTAACTCGCGTTATGATTTCATCCGTCGTAATAAAAGCCCCCTTCATGGTTTCTATTTCCTCAAGAACACTGTCGAGAAAAGGGTGGGGCCGCGTCTTGAGCGGGTCAATCAGCTAAACGGAATGAACGAGACGGCATCGCTACTCTTCCTGAGTGAGCGCGAAAGCTATTCGCGTTTAGCTGGTATGAGTGACAAGGCTCTCAAAAAATTTGCTGCCCGTATCGCTTCGCAGCTCTATGTTGCTTATGAAGAACTTAGCGACGCCTGGGCTGATACTCACGGCGGTAAAGAGACTCTTTTTACTGATGAGGCTCAGGCGCATTTGTACGGCCACGTTGCTGGTGCAGCTCGCGCATTCAACATTACACCGATGTTCTGGAAAAAATACTGCAAAGGACAAATCACGATCCGCCAGGCATTTTCCGCTATATCTCGTTTGATTAATGATGAGTGGTGGATTAACCAGTTTAAGGCGCAGCGTTTGCGCTGGCACGAGGCATTGCTGATTGCTGCCGGTGAGGTGAATAAAGACCGTTCCCCATACGCCAGCAGAACGGCGATCCGCGACGTGCATTCTCGCCGCTTGGCTAATCTCGAATACCTCAAATCGTGCGAGCTGGAAAACAAAGTTACCGGTGAGCGTATCGATCTCATCAGCAAAGTCATGGGAAGTATTTCAAACCCTGAAATCCGTCGTATGGAACTGATGAACACAATCGCAGGTATTGAACGCTATGCGGCTGGGCAGGGTGACGTCGGTATGTTTATCACTATCACCACGCCATCGAAGTATCACCCTACACGTCAGGTCGGAAAGGGCGATAAAAAGACGGTGCAACTTAATCACGGATGGAATGACACCGCTTTTACGCCGAAGGATGGTCAGCGGTATTTATGTCGTATCTGGAGCCTGATGCGTACAGCCTTTAAAGATAATGATTTGCAGGTCTATGGTATGCGCGTTGTAGAGCCGCATCATGACGGAACGCCGCACTGGCACATGATGCTTTTTTGCAAACCAGAGCAACGTAAACATATTACTGAAATCATGCGACGCTATGCCTTAAAGGAAGATGGCGACGAAAAGGGTGCTGCAGCACAGCGTTTTGAAGCGAAGCACCTCAATCAAGGTGGTGCAGCCGGTTACATCGCAAAATACATTGCGAAGAATATCGACGGGTATGCACTTGATGGGCAAGTCGATCACGATACCGGTAAACCTCTCACTGATACTGCAGCAGCAGTAACCGCATGGGCGTCAACGTGGCGTATCCCGCAATTTAAATCTATTGGACTGCCAACGATGGGGGCATATCGTGAGCTGCGTAAATTACCTCGTGGCGTAAGCATTGCTGATGAATTTGATGAGCGAGTCGAGGCTACAAGAGCCGCAGCTGACGAGGGTGAGTTTGACCTTTATATCGCGGCGCAGGGTGGGGCGAACGTACCACGTGATAGTCAGACCGTCCGTGTGGCTCGTAACGTGACTGACGAGGTCAACGCCTACGAAGAGGATATAGAGAGAGTCGTGGGCATCTACGCTCCGCACTTGGGCTCTGAGCTGATACATGTTACCCGTACAGCCGAATGGCGCATCGTTCCAAAGCTGTTGGCCGTTGAGCCTTTGACTTTAAAAAGCGGCATTGCCGCGCCTCGGAGTCCTGTCAATAACTGTGGAAAACTCACCAACGGTGATGTTTCCGTTATGACACCCACACTGTCTGAGCAAGCTGCAGCGGTGTTAAATCTTGTTGATGTCGGGGTTCTCGCATGGGATGACCCCGAAGTTGTGACGGTGTTCAGGAGGGCATTAAAACATGATGCTTCGCAGCAGAATAGACAGCAAAGAAGCAGAGAACCGATAAAACCTCAGGAAATAGCACTGTCATCAGGATGACACAATCTCAACGAGCGAAAACAGCCCGTATCCTTTGAACCCTTTGATCTTTTTGAACGATTGCCATAGAATATCCGCGCTACCGCTTGGGATATCTCATGAATACTCTATGTATACGCTTTATACAAAGGGTGTAAAGGCTGCTATTGGCAACAATAGTGCTTGCATGGAGATAAACTCATGTTAAAGCTAGTGAATGTACGTCAGTACAACCGCTACCGCTTTGGGCGTTGGGAGACGGTGCGCAAGCACCGTCGTTCATACCCGAATCGATAATATGCGGCCTAAGCGGTAGCGATTTCCTCATCAATTTCTTCATCGATTTCATCCATCATTTTTAAATAGTGTTTTTCATCGCCAGTTGCTGAAAATATACTTTTTAACTGTTCGATGTACTTATCTGGGTCAATATCCCCCATGTCAGTAATATTCACAGAGTCTGAGTGAGAACCTCGATTTATATATCGATAAAATGCCCTAAAATCGCTATTTTGCTCATCTTGAGAAAGTTTAGTGAGTTCGTTTTGTAAAGCGTCTGTTCTATGAACAAAAGCAAAGTAGTATTCTAATATATTCCTCATTATGTTGGGTGTGATTATTTTGTTTACATTTCCTTCTTTGGCGTCTTTCAATATTTGCCAAAGTGATTGATATTCATTTTGTATGCTACTTTTCTCGATTTTAGTAATGGTGCTATATTCATTTTTGGTGATTCTAAAGAGATGGTAATCACGTTTAAATAACTTGTCTCCTTTGCTTTTGGGGGATAACTTTATTAACTCGTGGAAAAAATAGAGGTTATGGGTCAGTATTAGTATTTTTTTTGTCGTTTCTTTCTTGATTAGATCATGATGAATAATTGATGCTATGTCATACACATAATTTTGTGAAAGGCTGGATATCGGATCATCTATTACTATTAAGTTGTCTCTGTTATCTTCGTCGTTTTTATCTGTTTTTCCTTTGCAGCATTCTAAGAAATAAAGAAAGGTGATTAATGTTTTTTCTCCTTCACTAAGCGATTTATATACGTCATTATTCTCGTCTTTTTCTGAACGGGAAATAATGTACATATCCTTATTTTCATCGTGTTTTTTTATACTAAAGCTATTTATGCCTAAACTCTTTAATCTCAAGTTTATGGAGTCGATTGTTTCATCTATATTAGATATCTGGTCTCTCAGTTCTTTAATTTTTTTTGTGTTTGCCTTTCCTTGGCTTTCAATTTCTTTCATTTCATCAAGTATTTTTTTGTGATTATCGTTGAAGCTTTTTTCGTAAACAGATAACGCATTTAACTCTGGTGTGCAAAAGGCTCTTAGTGCGATCCATATTTTACTTTTGATTGAGCTTTCAGTTTCCTTGAATTTTGCAACTTTTATATTGATGTCTTTGATTTTTTCGTTATATTCATTAATGCTCTCAATTACCTTTTGTTCAGTTGAGTTATCACTCTCTAGTGTAATAATGGAAGATGGGTTATTAAATTTGCTGATGATGAGTTCTATATTTTTGCTTGCGATTTCATCTAGAATTTTGATGTGAGAAATGGTGATTTCTCTTTCGTTTTCGCTAATTAATTCACAAGCGGATATTTCTTGGGTTATTCTTAGATAAATTTGTTTTGTGGCTGATTCATAAGCAGATTTAATAGCGTTTATTTGATTGGTTTTTTTTGAGTAACTTTCATCAAAGATTGACTCAATTGCCGCTATAAACTTATCGTTAATTGTATTCTCTTGACAAAAAGGGCATGTATTGTCTTTAAGGTAGAGTTCTTTTCCTTTTTTTATCCAATCAATGTTTTGAAGGCGTTTTATCGTTTCTGATAAATAACTATTGCTTGAGTCTATAATAGGTGTGGCTAAAAGTTGCTTATCTTCTTCTGAAAGTCTAAATGACAATAAGGCAGATATGAGTGGTATTTCTTTGTTTTTATGTTTGATTAGTTCGCTGTACTCTTTAGATAGTTGCTCCAAGCTTGTTGTAGGGAGTAGGAGGGTTTTTTGTAATTGAGCAAAAAATGCCTTTTTACTACCTAGTGAACCCCGCATGATGTTCTTTAATTCAGAGTTTCTTATTGATTCTGTTTTTTTCCAAATGGCTTCGATGCAGTCCTCCTCTTTAGTGTTTTGTTCTTCCTTTAACTTGGATGCTGCATCTCTTTTATCACGATATTTATTTGTTAAATCTTGTCTCAAAGTTTCTTTTATCGCTAAATCCTTTTCTATATCAGCATTTTTCTTACTGAGGGTGAATACCCCTTTTTGTTCTTTTGCATTGTAGAAATTATCTTCGATGAATTTTGAGTTGTAAACAATTGGACGATAGTCGTTTAGTAAAGTGCATTCGCATTCTTTAAAATCTTTGTGGCTAGTATTATAAAAGAAATTTGAGATTGTGGATTTTCCACAACCGTTTTGACCGTATAATATGTTGATTTTTTTTGCGAGATCTAAAGTTGTGAAATTGTTTTTATTGTAACTTGTGACATTTTTTAGCCTAAGTTCCATTTTTACGCCTCATTTTGTCATATATGCTTTGCATGTAGTGTTAGGTTGCTCATTGGCCCCTAATCATAAAGATCTATCTTAAGTTTGTGGGCGATTCAAGTGGGAAGGGAGTGTCGTGTATGACTTCTCATATTTTAAGTGATGCAGCGCAACCTTGAACCGAAAATCATTGAAATTCAGTAGATTTAGTGATGCATTCCTAGGCGCATGAATTTGCATTCGTTAGTTTTCAGCTTAGACGAGTACTAAGTCGGCACTGGCGCTGCTCGGGGCTGCTGATGCCACTGCATTAAAACCGCCCCCTAAAGCGGGCAGGCGAGGCGGGGATAGCACTGCGCGCCAGAGGCGGTGACAGCATTTAATTTAATGCGTCTGTGCGCGTCGTGACGGCGCTGTCATGTTGCAAGTCTGCGATGGTTTCGCGATGAGATTGGATTGCGTGTGGTGGGGCTGAGGCTGTCAGGGATGAGGCCGCCCGGAGGCGGCGATTTTTGCAGGGTTATTCTGATTCAAGACTGTAATCTTTAAAGCGGATCACCTCCATCCCGAGCCAGTCGTTAATCTCTTTAAAGCGCTCCTGCAGCGGGGTCAGTTCGTTACGCACAAACACCCGCGCCACCTTCTCAACATCACCCATTGAGCCAATATTTTCCGGCTTGCCGCCCATGAGCTGGAACGGTACACGGTGCGCATCGAGCAGGTCAGCGGCGCTCACCTTTTTAATATTGAAAAAGTCATCTTTCGTGGCGACCTCACTCAGCGGCACTATCTTGATGCCATCCGGTTTCCCGTTGGGCGCGTAGAAAAACAGGTTTTTAAAATTCCCGAGTCCCTTTGAATCGCGCATTGCAGAACGCAGCGACTCGACGTCGGTGCTGCTTTGTGCTGCGTCGGTGACGTACATGATGTAACCCGCGTGGGCGCCATTCTGGTAATACTTGCGACGAAACAGGGTGGCGGATTCATTCAGCCAGGCCGAATTGAGTGCGCTCAGATATTCCGGCATGCCGTACAGTTCCTGATTGATGTCAGGCTCCAGCAGGTGAAATACCGAGCCGGGTGCGAACGGGTGCGGGTTGTTAAAGCTCGATATGTACCAGTAAACGCCATCCTCGACGCCACGACGGGTATATTTAGCCGGTGATGTTTCCAGTTTTAAAAGCTGGCCGGTCACGCTCATACGCTTCTCAAGATAGCCGTTGGCAAAGACCAGATAATCCAGCACGAGGCGGCTGAAATCCTGACGCGACAGGAGCGGGTGCGGGATGTAGGTACTCGTCAGAATATTTCGTTTCACGTAAATCGGCGAGCTGTGATGCACGGCGGCGCGCAGGCTTTTTGCCAGACCTGAGAAGTTGACCGGCGGCTCGTACCATTTCCCGTTATTGATGCACTCGACATAATCGAGGATATCGCGGCGATCCAGAACAGCGGAGGGCTCACCAAAGGTGAACGCCTCCATTTTTTGCGGTGCGCTGGCGGTCGTTGTGGCGGGTTTCTTCTGATGTTTTTTCATGTCAGTTAATATCCAGAATTGACGTTGAATGCATGCCGCTACCGGCGGAAAGCGGCTCGTTTAACAGGGCGTGCATGGTTGCCCATGCGATATCCGCGTGGCTGGCCTCTTCACTACGGCTGGCCTCATAGGTGGAGCTGCGCCCGCTGCTGGTCATGGTTTTACGGATAGCCATAAATGACTGTGTGATGTCGGTTGCCCCGGCGTCGTATTCCAGACATCCGCGTCTGATGGTGTCTTTTGCTTTCAGCACCATCGCGGTTTTCATTTCCGGCGTGTAGCGAATGGCGCGCGCCGCCGGGAAGAAAGAGCGCACGAGCTGGTAAACACCCTGGCCGATGCCGGTCGCATCGATGCCGATATACTCGACGCAGTATTTTTCGGTCAGCTCGCGGATGGCCTCAGCCTGTGTCGCAAAGTCCATGCCTTTCCACTGGTGACGCTCAAGAATGCGGAACTTGCCACCGGCAACCAGTGGCGGAGCCAGTACCGCACAGCCTGCGCTGTCGCCGGTGTGCGACGGGTCATAGCCAATCCACACTGGACGCCAGTTAAACGGACGGTCGGAAAACGGCTCGAAATCCTCCCATTCTTCCATCGCATCGACCATGCAGCGCTGCAGCTCCTCGAACGGGAATACCGATGCCTTGTCGTCGACAAACTCACACATGAAGAGGTTGCGGAAATCGTCGGCGCTGTTTTCCTGTTTCAGTTGATCCAGATTAAACAGCGTGCATCCCCCGGCGAGTGCGTCCTCGATGGTGACAATCTGCCGCCACTGACCGTCCGGGCACAGCACGCCCCCAGCCAGCGCCTTATGACTGATATCGATGTCGACACGCTCGGCGGCGCTGCTGCGTCCCCGGTTAAACAGCTCACCTGACCAGAACGGATATGCGCCATGTGCCAGCGTCGAGGGGGTTGAAAAGTAGGTGGTGCGCAGGTGCGACTGTGACGCCATCCCCGAGGCGACTTTGCGCAGTTTCTGAAAGTTGGGGATCCAGAAAATTTCATCGACATACAGGTCACCGTTATGACTCTGCGCCGTGTTGGAATTTGTCCCGAGAAAAATCAGCTCTGCGCCGTTGTTGCCGATGACAATCGGGTCGCCTGACAGGTCGACGTCGACCATGCGGGCAAAGGCGATGATGTACTTTCGGAACACGTAAGCCTGCGTCTTACTGGCTGACAAAAATATCTGGTTTTGCCCGGTTTTCAGGGCGCGCAGCAATGACTCGCGGGCAAAGTAAAACGTGGCGCCAATCTGGCGCGATTTGAGGATGTGGCGAATACGGTGCGCGATACCGGCCTTGTGCCAGTTGAGCTGATACTCAAAGGATTGATCGAAGAAAATCTCTTCGAGCTTTTCGATGGCCTCATCGCTGAAAAAATTACGTTTTGGCTTGCGGCGCTCGCCTTTGTTGCGGCTGGCAATGTTGGGGTTTAAATCTGCCTCGTTTCCGGTCTGGCCGTAACGGCTGACGCGCGCGAGCCGTTCCATCTGGCGTGACAGAAAGTCAGCGACCTTGAAGTCATGCGGCGTGAGGTCAGGCTTTGCATAAAGCTGAATCAGGCGCGCCTCAAGCGTGGATTCCACGCGGTTAAGCGGAGCGGTTTCCTCCCATCCGTCACGCTGTTTCCAGCTCTGCACGGTCGGGCGCTTGACCTGCAGCGTGTCGGCGATTTGTGGCACGGAAAACCCCTGCCAGAACAGCAGGCGTGCCTGTCGTCGCGGGTCGTGCAAAAGGGAGAGGTCAGTCGAAATGGTCATGGTTGCCTCGTGTCAGTGGATACGGGGCAAGGCTAAGTAAATCGCCGGTCATTATCGCTAACCCACTGTTGTGTCAGGGGTTGCACGTCTGCAAGCGGTGGCTGATGCGGGGCGGAGTCGGGAAACTACACCCGAACCGAAAACCCAACATCAGGACACCTGAACAATGGCAAAGAAAGTTTCTAAATGGTTTCGCATCGGCGTCGAGGGTGACACCTGCGATGGCCGCGTCATCAACGGTGATGACATTCAGGATATGGCGGATACCTTTGACCCGCGTGTCTACGGTTGCCGTATTAACCTCGAACACATCAAAAGCCTCTGGCCTGACGGTCCGTTTAAACGCTATGGCGACGTGACCGAAGTGAAAGCGGAAATCATCAGTGATGACTCTGCGCTGAACGGCAAAAAAGCGCTGTTTGGCAAGATTGCACCGCTCGATGAACTGATGAACATGGTGCGTGCCGGTCAGAAAGTTTACACCTCCATGGAAATTCGCCCGAATTTCTCCAACACCGGTAAATGTTATCTCGTTGGCCTTGCTGTGACCGATGACCCGGCAAGCCTCGGTACCGAATATCTCGAATTCTGCAGCCGTGCTGCGCAGAACCCGCTCGCCGGTAAAAAAGACCAGCCGGGCGATCTCTTCTCGGTGGCCACCCTTGCTGAGCTGGAATTCGAGGATGTTCCCGACTCCATGCTCAACAGCCTGACCGACAAGGTCAAGTCGATTTTCAGTCGTAAGCAGGTCAGCGATGACGCCCGTCTTGCTGATGTGCATGAAGCGGTGACCGCCGTCTCTGAGCAGGTACAGACCAACCTGACCGCTACCGACACGCGCGTCACTGAGCTGGAAACCGCCTTTGCACAGCTAAAGCAGGACGTGACCAGCCAGACCACGCAAAGTGCGCAGGCGTTTAACGCCCTGAAAAGCTCCCTCGATAACACCGAAAGCTATCGCCAGCCGCGCCGCGAGAAATCGAAAGGCGGGGCGGGTGACGAGCTGCTGACCAACTGCTGACAGACCTGCCGGGTGTGTGTCACCCGGCCTGATGCCCCTTTTTAGAAAAACAGGAATAACAATGCGTAAAGATACCCGCTTTAAATTCAATGCTTACCTGTCCCGCGTGGCGGAGCTGAACGGCGTCGACACCGACGACGTGGCAAAAAAGTTCACCGTTGAGCCGTCCGTGACGCAGACCCTGATGACCACCCTGCAGGCGTCATCCGCGTTTCTGACCAAAATCAATATCGTGCCGGTCGACGAGCTGAAAGGTGAAAAAGTCGGGGTCGGCGTCAACGGTACGATTGCGAGCACCACGGACACCGCCGCCGATGACGAGCGTAAGACTGCTGATTTCACTGCGCTTGAGTCCAACAAATACGAGTGTGCGCAAATCAACTTTGATTTCCATATTCGTTATAAGCAGCTCGACCTGTGGGCGCGATTCCAGGACTTTCAGACCCGTATCCGTGACGCGATTATCAAGCGTCAGTCGCTCGATTTCATCATGGCCGGTTTCAACGGTATCACCCGCGCTGAAACCTCCAACCGCAAAACGAATCCGATGCTGCAGGATGTCGCTGTGGGCTGGCTGCAGAAATACCGCAATGAAGCTGCCGCGCGTGTGATGTCGAAAGTCACCGATGATGACGGCAAGGTCATCTCCGATGTGATCCGCGTGGGTAAAAACGGTGACTATGAAAACCTCGATGCGCTGGTGATGGATTCGACCACCAACCTGATTGATGAGATTTATCAGGATGATCCGGAGCTCGTCGTTATCACTGGTCGTAAGCTGATGGCGGATAAGTATTTCCCTCTGGTCAACAAGGCGCAGGAAAACAGCGAAACGCTGGCCGCTGACATCATCATCAGCCAGAAGCGCATAGGCAACCTGCCTGCTGTGCGTGTGCCGTATTTCCCGGCGAATGCCCTGATGGTGACGCGTCTCGATAACCTGTCGATTTACTTCATGGATGATGCACACCGCCGCGCCATTATCGAGGAGCCGAAAAAGGACCGTATCGAAAACTACGAGTCGATGAATATTGACTATGTGGTCGAGGCTTACGCCGCCGGTTGCCTGATTGAAAATATCAACCTCGGTGACTTCACTGCACCCGCCGCACCGGAAAGCGGGGAATAAGCCATGACGAGTCCCGCAGCGCGTCACATGATGCGGGTCTCGGCCTCTGAGACTGCGCGGCGGGCTGCTGCTCCGCTGCGCAATGCAACTGCCTATGAGCAGATGCTCGTCAAGCTGGCCGCAGACTGTCGCACGTTAAAACAAATTCGCTCCAATGAACGCAAGGCAGACAAAAAGCGTGAGCTGCTGCCGTTCTATCTGCCGTGGGTGTCGGGTGTACTCAGCGCCGGAAAAGGGACGCAGGATGACATTGTCATGACCGTCATGCTGTGGCGTCTCGATGCGGATGACATCGCCGGTGCGCTGGAGATTGCCCGCTATGCGATGACCTATGGCCTGACCATGCCGACCGGCGGCCACCGGCGTACCACGCCGTATTTACTGGCCGAAGAGGTCGCCCTGTCAGCGCAGCGCCTGCTCGATGCGAAACAGCCTGTCGGGCTGCCGCTCCTGCTCGACACCATCGCACTGACCGAACGGGCAGACATGCCGGATATCGTGCGCGCTAAGCTGCATAAAATTACCGGCTACGTGCTGCGTGAGGCTGGCCGTCTGACTGACGCGCTGGCGCACCTGCAGCGTGCGATCCAGTTAGAGCGGGCTATCGGTGTGAAAAAAGATATTGAACAGCTCGAGCGCGCGCTGAAACCCAAAGCAGAACCTGCACCCAAACAGAATAAACCGCGCACGCGCAAACCTGCCGCTAAACCGGCGGCACGGCGCGGGCGTCCCCCGAAAGCGGCAAAAGCCGCAGGTTAACAGAGCGCTCCCCGAGCCGGGCGGCACGCCGGTCAATGCGGGCATTGATTGCCCTGACTGCGACCGGCGTCCACCGCCCACCCATTACCCGAGGTTGTCATGACGACAGTGATTATTGAGCCAAATAAAGAGCCGCAGGATGTGCCGGGCGTGGTGATACCACCACCGGACGTGAGCGAGCCGGTAATAAAAAACACCTTCTTTTTCCCTGATGTGGATCCGAAGCGTGTGCGCGAGCTGATGCGTCTGGAGCAGACCGTTTCTGCGCTGCGCCTGAATGATGCGATTAAAGCCGGTATGGCTGAAACCAATGCGGAGCTTGTCCTGTGGCGGGTTGAGCAGATGGCCGCAGGGCATGACACGCTGGCTGATGTGCCTGCCGATGATATCGATGGTGAAAGCGTGCGCTGCTTCCACTATTTCCGCGCCGTCTGCGCCATGACCAGCGCCACGCTGTTTGAGCGTTATCGCGGCATCGATGCGACGGCGAAAGGCGACCGCAAAGCGGAAAGCACCGAGGCGGTTATCGATGAGCTGTGGCGGGATATGCGCTGGTCTGTGGCGCGTATTCAGGACAAGCCGCGCTGTATTGTCGGTCAAATCTGATGAAGGTCAGGGCGATGCAGGGTGACACCCTCGATGCGATTTGCGCCCGGTATTACGGGCGCACTGAGGGCGTCGTTGAAACGGTGCTGCAGGCGAATCCGGGGCTGTCGGAAATGGGCGTTATTCTGCCGCACGGCACGGCAATCGAACTGCCCGAAACCGACAGCGCCCCGAAAACCGAAACGGTGAATTTATGGGACTGAGTGTGGAAAAAATCACGACGTTTTTCGCTTACTGGCTGGCCGTGGGGCTGGCGTATTTCGGGGCAATGTCCCCCGAAAAGCTGGCGCTCTATGTGGGGAGTGCCTGCGCCATTTTTACCGCGCTGACGAATTACTGGTTTAAGCGCAAAACCTACCGCTATCTGACCTCACTCGGACTCGATAAGGAGGCTGCCCGTGAGCTCAATCATTAAACGCTGCAGTGTGGCCGCCGTGCTGGCGCTGGCCGCGCTGATGCCTGACTTTCGTCTGCTTAACACCTCGCCCGAGGGGCTGGCGCTGATTGCCGACCTTGAAGGATGTCGCCTGACACCTTACCAGTGCAGCGCGGGAGTGTGGACGTCGGGCATCGGCCACACTCCCGGGGTGGTCCCGAAAGGGGATATTACCGAACAGCGCGCGGCGGAGAATCTCGTTGCCGATGTGCTCAACGTCGAGCAACGGCTCGCGGTCTGTGTGCCGGTGGATATGTCACCGCGCGTCTATGACTCGCTGGTCAGTTTTGCGTTTAACGTCGGAACCGGTGCGGCCTGCAGGTCGACGCTGGTCTCGTATATCAAACGTCATCAGTGGTGGCAGGCGTGCGACCAGCTCACCCGCTGGGTGTATGTCAACGGCACAAAAAACAAAGGGCTGGAGAACCGCCGCGCGCGGGAGCTGGCGTATTGCATGAAAGGAGTTACTCAATGAAACAACACATTACCTCACTGATTTTTGATTCCCTGCTGGCGCTGATGCTGCTTATGGGGCTGACGAACCCGCAGAGCGTGGCAGTCAATTTCGTTGCCGTATGGGCGCTGTTTGGCTGTCTGGTCTGCATTGCTGCCAGCCTCGCCGGTGTGGTTGCCTATGAGCACTGGCAGGGAAACCGGCAAAAGGGTATCCCGCTGAATGATGCGTTAATGAAGGTTTTTCGTTTTGTGTTTTGTCGTAAACCTTCCCCGCTGCGTCGCTTCTGGTCGCTGCTTATTTTTGCTGGCGTTTTTGCCTGTCTGGTCGGCGCGGGATGGGTGTTTACAGCGCTGCTGTATCTGATTTGTGTCCTTGTGCTTAAAGCTGTGCGCTCTGCTTACCGTCAGCGCATCGAGGGGGAGGGGATGTGTCCAGACTCATTGTGATCCTTCTGGTTGCTGCGCTGGCCGGGTTGCTGTGGCTGCGACATGAAAATGAGAACTTATCCCGGTCATTTGAGAAAGCGAACCGCGTCGCCAGTGCGCAAAAGACGACAATTGGCATGCTGAAAAATCAGCTTGCCGTATCGCAGCGAATCGCCAGGGCGAATGAGGATGCGCAGGTCAGACTCGGAGATGAGCTGGCCGTTGCCGGTGAGCAGGCTGCAAGGCGGGAAGAAACCATAACGAGGCTGATGAATGAAAATGAGACGTTACGCCGCTGGTACAGCGATAAGTTGCCTGATGCTGTGCGCCGGTTGCACATCCGAACCGGCTGCGCCTCCGCCGCCCGTTGTGTACAACGCCTGCCCGAAGGTGAGCCTCTGCCCGATGCCGGGAAGCGAGCCCGTCACTAACGGTGATCTGAGTGCCGATATTCGCAGGCTTGAGCATGCGCTCACCGCCTGTGCGATTAAGGTCGAAACCATCAAAGACTGTCAGGATAGAATCGATGCAGAAAATGAAAAGCCTGCGCAAAGCGCTGAATGACGCCGTCCCGCAACTCCTGAATAACCCCGAGATGATGCGCATCTTTGCCGATGAGGGGAATATCGATGCGCGTCTCGCGGCCTCACTGTCCCATGAAAAGAAATACACGCTGAATGTGATTGTGTGCGACTTTGTCGGCGACCCCGACCTGATTTTTGTGCCGGTGGCGGCGTGGCTGCGAGAAAACCAGCCGGATATCTGCACGCTCGATGAGGGGCGCAAAAAGGGCTATCGATTCCAGATGGATTTAAATGACGGGGATAATGTTGATATCAGTATTAGTCTGCAACTGACGGAGCGCACCATTGTCCGGGAGGAGTACGGTGCGTTACACGTCAGCTATGCCCCGGAGCCGCTACCGCCGGAGCCTGTTACACGACCGACTGAGCTTTATATCAATGGTGAGCTGGTGAGTAAGTGGGATGAATGAATTTAAACCTTTTGATGACAAACTTGCGGGGCTTATCGGGGCATTATCACCGGCGTCTCGGCGTAAACTGGCCGCTGAAATTGCGAAGGAATTGCGGAGATCGCAACAGCAGCGAATCAAACAGCAAAAAGCGCCTGATGGCACGCCGTATCCGGCGCGAAAACGACAGCCGCTCAGAGCGAAAAAAGGGCGAATAAAACGGGCGATGTTTCAGAAGCTGCGAACGAGTCGCTATATGAAAGCCAGTGGCCGCAATGATGCTGCTGTAGTGGAGTTCACCGGTAAGGTGCAACGTATTGCGCAGATTCATCAGCTCGGACTCAAAGACCGGCCTACCCCTCATGCTCAGGACGTGCAATACCCGGAACGCCAGTTGCTTGGATTTAGCCAAACAAATAAACAACTTATTGAGGAGTTAGTTATCGCACATATTTTGCGGAAAACATGATTTAAAGTTATCTCCTGATAGAATGCTTTGTTTAAAAAAGATTTGACGGTTAGGTTTTAATTGTGAGGCATCTTTTCCCCCAACCATCGGGAAGTATGGTGGGGGTGTGATGATTCATTTTGAAAATGCATGAGATAAGTAATCTCATGATGTTGGTTATAAATCAAGCCTTGAGTATTGAGGCGCTTATTTTAATATGGATATGCATCTATTTAATAATTCCTCATTGTCAATTATTACTAGGTTTAGTCTTTTTCTAGCTCGCGTAATGTTTTGAAAAAGCATTTTTAGTGTGTAGTAATATGCTTTTCCTTGATAAATTAATTTTCCGTTCTCATCATATGTAAAGTAACTGTCTATAGTTACGGCAACGTTGTCGAACTCTTGACCAATAACCTCGTGCGAGGTTTTGCTTAAGGTGTGTGAATATTTCTCGTGATGTTCGTTGTCGTATTGTGAAGGAGTGAACCTAAGAACTTCCCATTCATCGGGATCTAGTGAGGTGAGGTAATTTTTTGCGTCTTTAATGTTTTGAAAGTAATTAATTTCAATGTTTCCATTTTTTGATGATTCTAATTTTCGATTGTGGTTGAATAGCATTCTTATGAAGTTTGCTATTTCTTTGTTTGTTCTTATTTTTTCAGATAATTTGTATGTGTGGATGGGGTTTAGATTGTTGATTTTCGCATCTATGTCTCTACTTTCTTCAATCTTGGCTAGTGTTTGGAGTTTATCGTAGGAAAAAATACAGCAGCTATTATTGGTAACGATAGAATCAATTATTTTATTCAGCTGGGTGGGGTATATTCGCTGTACTTCATCAATAATAACCAGATTATAATCAGAAAGGTCGTGTGATTTATAATCTTTTATTTTAATAATTTCCCAACCTGATTTTATCAGTTTGTTTTGCCCACTATTTAAATTCCCACAGTGTATAACTAATGTGCGCAACCCCTTCTGCATAAGTATTTTAGCAATATCATAAACTAGTAACGTTTTTCCTGTCCCTGCCCCGCCAATGACTGAAATGAAATTAATTTTCTTAGCAGGGAGTAAGGAGTTGATGATTTGTGTTTTTATATCCTCTTGTTGATGTGTCAGAAAGTAAAGGTCACTTAAAAATTTATCAGTTGAATTGAATGGCGAGACTAAATAGTCTGATGGGTTAAATAAAGCATCAATATTGTCTTTTTGTTCTAGTTTTTGGAATGTTAATAGTTTTTCTAAATGATCAATGTCTATTGTTGTTAGACTCTTGTCTTCTTTGAGTAAATATATGGTTTCAGTATCGGATATGTAAGATATATTGTATATTTTTTTGCCGGTGTAGCTTAAGTAATATTTGTTTCTAATTAATTGTTTTTGTATTTTTTCTTCTGTACTGTTTCTCTTGAGTTCTACATTTACTACATACTCTTCCCCGAAGCGCAATAAGTCAAACTCTTTCCCGATTTGTGGTATTTTATATCCAACGTAAAAGCTGTTGAATATTTCCATTGTGTTGGTGTGATTGTAAAGTAAAGTTACTATGCTTTCTAGGTCTTCAAGTTCAGCATGTTTTATCCCTATGTCATGGTACTTTAAAAAAGAGGTAAAACTATCTGGATTTAATGATTCATGGGCTTGAATTAAAGAGAGGATGTTTAAGCTTTTCAATTTAATTACCTTTTGTCTCCTTAGGTTGTGGGCTTATATTGCTTTTTTTTGCATAAGAAATCAACAGGATATGTATGAGGGGATAGATTACTCTTAACATTTGCGATGCAGATCATTTTACAATGCTCTACTTATGATAATAATTTTTTGACATATTTTATGGGCAGGGTTTTAGATTCTAACATATTCATAATGGTTGATGTAATTCAGAGTGTCAGGTTTGATTAAAAGGCTTTGAATTGAGAAACCAGTCAGAGACTGATTGTTGTTTCATCCTCCACAAAACTCCGTCTGATTGCCGCTGGCCTTGCCCGGCGGCATTCTTTCCCCATGAATACTTTAAATTCCATTCAGGATATCGCCCGCGCGATCCGAAACCTTATCCGCACCGGCATTGTGACCGCAGTCAATCCCGATGAGGGGCTCTGTCGTGTCCAGACCGGTGGCATGCAAACCACCTGGCTAAACTGGCTGACCTGCCGTGCCGGTCGCTCGCGTGTCTGGTGGGCTCCCTCGGTTGGCGAGCAGGTGCTTATTCTTGCCATTGGTGGCGAGCTCGATACCGCCTTTGTGCTGCCCGGTATTTTCTCTGATGACCATCCTGCGCCGTCGGCCTCGCCTGATGCCTTTCACGTTTCCTTTCCTGACGGAGCTGTTATTGAGTATGAGCCCGAAAGCGGGGCGCTCACGGTGAGTGGCATCAAAACCGCTGACGTCACCGCGTCGGACGCCATTACCGCAACGGTGCCGCTGGTACTGGTCAAAGCGTCCACCCGTATCACGCTCGATTCCCCCGAGGTGGTCTGCACCAACAAACTGACCACGGCCACGCTTGAGGTGCGAAAGGGCGGGAAGATGAGCGGCAACATCGAGCATGACGGTGGCACGTTTAAATCAAACGGCGTGCAGGTGGATGACCACGACCACGGCGGCGTGAAGCGGGGCGATGACAGAACGGTGGGGACAAAATGACGACGAGCTATCTGGGAATGAACCGTCATACCGGGCTCAGTATTTCTGAGGTTGAGCATATCAGGCAGAGCGTGCGCGACATTCTGGTCACGCCGGTGGGCTCGCGTGTCATGCGCCGTGAATACGGCTCGCTGCTGTCGGCATTGATGGACCAGCCGCAGACCCCGGCACTGCGCCTGCAGATTATGGCCGCGTGTTATTCCGCGATCCAGAAGTGGGAGCCGCGCGTGAGCCTGACGACCATCACCTTTGAACGCGGGGAGGATGACGGCGCGATGTATATCGATATCACTGGCACGCGGTCGACGTCAGGCCAGCCCTTTTCTATCACCCTTCTACTGAGTTAAACACTATGGCTATTGTTGACCTGAGCCTGCTCGCTGCGCCTGATGTGGTGGATGAGCTGGATTTTGAAACCATTCTGGCAGAGCGAAAGGCGACATTTGTCTCACTGTACCCGGAGGAACAGCAGGAGGCGGTCGCGCGCGCGCTGACGCTTGAATCGGAGCCGGTTGTTAAGCTGCTACAGGAGAACGCTTACCGGGAGGTTATCTGGCGTCAGCGCGTGAATGAATCGGCGCGCGCGGTCATGCTGGCGTATGCCGCCGGTAATGACCTCGATAATATCGGCGCAAATTTCAGCGTCGGGCGTCTTGTTATCATGCCTGCAGATGAGACCACGCTGCCGCCCACACCTGCCGTTATGGAATCGGACACCGATTACCGTCTGCGCATTCAGCAGGCGTTTGAAGGAATGAGCGTGGCCGGCTCTGGCGGCGCTTATCAGTTCCATGGCCGCAGCGCTGACGGGCGGGTCGCAGATATCTCAGTGACCAGCCCGTCACCCGCCTGCGTGACGATTTCGGTGCTGTCGCGGGAAAACAACGGCGTCGCCTCTGATGAGCTGCTCACTGTTGTCCGTAACGCGCTGAATGCCGAAGATGTTAGACCGGTCGCCGACCGTGTGACGGTGCAGTCAGCCGACATTGTTGACTACCAGATAACCGCCTCGCTGTATCTCTATCCCGGTCCCGAGAGTGAACCCATTCGCGCCGCCGCCGTGAAAAAGCTGGAGGGCTATATCAGTGCGCAGCATCGCCTCGGGCGTGACATTCGCCTGTCTGCCATTTATGCCGCGCTGCATGTCGAAGGTGTCCAGCGTGTGGAGCTGGCCTCGCCGGTGGCTGACCTCGTGCTCAGTAGTGCGCAGGCGTCATTTTGCACTGATTACAGCATTGTGATCGGGGGCTCGGATGAGTGATACCCGTCTGCTGCCGGTGGGCTCGTCACCGCTTGAGGTGGCGGCGGCGCGTGCCTGCGCGGATATCGAAAACACCCCCGTCCCGCTGCGTCGTCTGTGGAATCCTGACACCTGCCCGGCTAATTTGCTGCCGTGGCTGGCGTGGGCGTTTTCTGTCGACCGCTGGGATGAGAACTGGCCTGAGGAAACGAAGCGCGCTGTCATCCGTGATGCGTACTTTATTCACTGCCACAAAGGCACTATCGGTGCTGTTCGTCGGGTGGTGGAGCCGCTCGGTTATGTCATCAACGTCACGGAGTGGTGGGAGACCCTCGACCCGCCCGGCACATTTCGTCTTGATGTCGGTGTGCTGGAAAGCGGTATTTCTGAGGAAATGTATTTTGAAATGGAGCGCCTGATTGCGGATGCGAAACCCGCGAGCCGTCACCTGATTGGTCTGAATATTATTCAGGACATTCCCGGTCATATGTATGTCGGTGGTGTGGTGTATGACGGTGACATTATTACGGTTTACCCCGGATGAGTGAGGAATAATGAGCACGAAATTTAAAACAATTATTACCACCGCCGGAGCTGCAAAACTGGCGGCGGCGACGGTGCCGGGTGGTAAAAAAGTGAACCTTACCGCGATGGCCGTCGGTGATGGCGGCGGTGCACTTCCGGAGCCGAACGTCGGGCAGGTAAAGCTCATCAATGAAGTCTGGCGTTATGCGCTGAATAAAATCAGCCAGGACAACAAAAGTAAAAACTATATCGTTGCGGAGCTGGTCATTCCTCCCGAGGTGGGCGGCTTCTGGATGCGTGAACTGGGTCTGTATGATGACGCAGGCACGCTGATAGCCGTTGCCAATATGGCGGAGAGCTACAAGCCGGAGCTGGCGGAGGGCTCGGGGCGTGCGCAGACCTGTCGTATGGTGATTATTGTCAGCAGTACCGCCTCAGTGGAGCTGTCCATTGACGCGACAACGGTGATGGCGACGCAGGATTATGTTGACGACAAACTGGCAGAGCATGAGCAGTCCCGCAGGCATCCTGACGCCACGCTGAAAGAAAAAGGTTTTGTGCAGCTCAGCAGTGCGACCGACAGCTCGTCTGAGAGCCTCGCAGCGACGCCAAAGGCAGTTAAGGCGGCGTATGACCTTGCTAATGGTAAATATACGGCTCAGGACGCGAGCACAGCGCAGAAAGGTCTGGTGAAACTGAGCAGCGCCACCGACAGCACATCTGAGATCCTCGCCGCGACACCGAAAGCGGTTAAGGCGGTGAATGATAATGCGAATGGTCGCGTCCCGTCTGAACGAAAAGTTAACGGGCATTCGCTGGCCGGTGATATCAGCGTCACGTCACAGGATATTTTTGACGGTCAGTGCATCGAGCTTGGTGCTGACCAGAATCTGGATAATTACCAGACGCCGGGTCTGTATTTTCAGCCCGCAAATGCCAATACCAGTGCTGCGCTGCATTACCCGGAAAATAACGCCGGTTCGCTGATGGTGTTAAAGGGCGCAGGGATAACGCAGGTTTATCGCGTGTACAGCAGTTCCCGAAGCTATTCGCGGAGCAAATATTCCACGCAGCCGTGGACGACGTGGACACCCGATGATGCTTTTCCTGTCGGTGCGCCGATTCCGTGGCCATCCGATACCGTTCCGCCCGCTCACGCCTTAATGCAGGGGCAACCTTTTGATAAATCAGTCTATCCGTTGCTGGCTGTGGCATATCCCTCTGGCGTTATTCCTGATATGCGCGGCCAGATCATAAAGGGCAGGCCTGATGGCCGAGCTGTCCTGTCTCAGGAACTGGACGGCATTAAGTGGCACAACCACGGCGCTACTATCGCTGCTGCTGATCTGGGTAGCAGATCCACAACCGAATTTGACTACGGTACTAAAACTGCCAGCACTTTTGACTACGGTGCAAAAACTACCGATTACACCGGGGAGCATGCACACGGGATCCCTGTTGGTCACACTGGTGCGGGTAATGGTGTATCAGCAGGTTATAACGCTGCGATTGGCACTGGTTCAACTTCGAACGCAGGGGCGCATGCGCACAATGTTTATATCGGCGCTCATAACCACGCTGTCGGTATCGGGGCGCATGCTCACTCTGTCTACATTGGTGCGCACAGTCACGGCGTGACCGTTTCGCCCTCGGGTCAGGCTGAAAACACCGTAAAAAACACCGCATTTAATTATTTAGTGAGGCTTGCATAATGGCTTTTAAAATGACCAGCACCAACCGGGTTATTACGATTTACAACCTGTCATCTGCCACGAATGAGTTTATCGGTAAAGGGGATGGCTTTATTCCGGCTAATACAGGCCTGCCTGCCTACAGCACCGATATTGCGCCCCCAAAAGTGACGGCGGGTTTTGTGGCTGTTTTCGATGCTCAGGCTAATAAATGGTCGCGGGTGGAAGACCACCGCGGGACAACCGTTTATGACATCAGCACCGGCAAGCCCGCTGTTATTGAAAAGCTGGGCGCTCTGCCTGATAACGTTGTGTCGGTTGCACCTGACGGGGAGTATGTTAAATGGGATGGCGCTAAGTGGATCCACGATGCCGAAGCGGAAAAAACATTTCGTCAGGGGCAGGCGGCGCAGGAAAAAGCAAACCTGCTGATGATTGCAACATCGGCGATTGCCCCGCTGCAGGATGCCGTTGATCTGGATATGGCAACGGAAGACGAAGCGGCCGCGCTTAATGAATGGAAAAAGTATCGCGTAATGCTCAACAGGGTCAAACCCGAAGATGCCCCCGATATCACATGGCCGGAACTGCCCGCATAACCGGCATCACTCAGGCGGGCGGTTGCCCGCGCTTTCCGGCTCCCCGGTTGTGTCAGACCTTATCCAACCCTGACAAATAGCCCGCCATCACCACACAACAGAAAATACACTCACCCTTAACCACGGAGTTAAACGGATGAGTGATTTTCATCATGGCGTAGAGGTCATCGAGATTAACGATGGCGTGCGCACCATTTCCACCGTCTCAACGGCCATCATCGGCATGGTCTGTACGGCCAGCGATGCTGACGACAAGACATTTCCCCTCAATGAGCCGGTGCTCATTACTAACGTGCAAAGCGCCATCGGTAAGGCGGGCAAAAAGGGGACCCTGTCGGCATCCCTGCAGGCTATCGCTGACCAGTGTAAGCCGGTTATTGTGGCCGTGCGCGTGGCCGAAGGTGTCGAAGACCCTGACGACCCGGAGGCCGGGAAGAAACAAACCATTTCCAACATCATTGGCACGACAGATGAAAACGGCAAATACACCGGCCTGAAAGCGCTGCTGACGGCGCAGACCGTCACCGGCGTGAAGCCGCGCATTCTCGGCGTGCCGGGTCTGGACTCACAGGAAGTGGCGACGGCGCTCGCGTCCACCTGCCAGAGCCTGCGCGCCTTTGGCTATGTCAGCGCGTGGGGCTGCAAAACCATTTCTGACGCCATCGACTACCGCGAGAATTTCAGCCAGCGCGAGCTGATGGTTATCTTCCCTGATTTTCTGGCATGGGACACCATGGCGAATGAGACTGCGACAGCCTGGGCAACGGCGCGCGCACTCGGCCTGCGTGCCAAAATTGACCAGACCGTCGGCTGGCATAAAACCCTGTCAAACGTCGGCGTGAATGGCGTCACCGGCGTCAGCGCCTCGGTGTCGTGGGATTTGCAGGAGCCCGCGACCGACGCCAATCTGCTTAACAAAGCCGGTGTTACGACGCTTATCCGCAATGACGGTTTCAAGTTTTGGGGAAACCGCACCTGCTCAGATGACCCGCTTTTCCTGTATGAGAACTACACCCGCACCGCGCAGGTACTGGCCGACACGATGGCGGAGGCGCACGCGTGGGCGATGGATAAGCCCATCACCCCGACCCTCATTCGTGACATCGTTTCGGGTATCAATGCCAAATTCCGCGAGCTGAAAAATAACGGGTATATCGTTGACGGCTCCTGCTGGTATGACCCGGAGTCAAACGAGACTGCGACCCTGAAAGTCGGGAAGCTGTATATCGATTACGACTACACCCCCGTCCCGCCGCTGGAGAACCTGACCCTGCGCCAGCGCATCACCGATACCTATCTGGCGAATCTGTCGGACTCGGTCAACAGCTAAGGAGCTCAGAGCATGGCGTTACCCCGCAAACTTAAATATCTGAATATGTTCAACGATGGCCTCAGCTACATGGGCGTCGTAGAGTCCGTCACCCTGCCAAAGCTGACCCGCAAGCTGGAGAAATATCGCGGCGGTGGGATGCCGGGCGCGGTGTCGGTTGACCTCGGCCTCGATGACGACGCGCTGTCGCTGGAGTGGACGCTCGGCGGTCTGCCTGACGTTGAGCTGTGGGCGCAGTATGCCTCGCCGGGCGCTGACAGTGTGCCGCTGCGCTTTACCGGCTCTTTCCAGCGTGATGACACCGGCGCGATTTCTGCCGTCGAGGTGGTGATGCGTGGCCGTCACAAAGAATATGACGGCGGTGAGAACAAGCAGGGCGAAAGCGGCACGACCAAAATGTCGACCGAGTGCGTCTATTACCAGCTCACGATTGATGGCCGCGAAGTCATCGAGATTGACGTCGTTAACATGGTGCTGAAAGTCGACGGCGTCGACCGTCTGGCGGAGCACCGTCGGGCGATTGGCCTGTAATCCCTTAACCGGTCAGTGAGGCTGGCCGGTCCCTTTTCCTGATGAGAATACCCATGAAAAATATCAATGAAACTGCCGTTGCTGACACTGAAACCGTCAATCCGAATGTGGTGATTTTTGATACCCCGCTGATGCGCGGTGAGCAGAAAATTGAGCAGGTCACGCTGACCAAACCGAATGCCGGAACCCTGCGCGGGGTGTCGCTGGCCTCACTGGCGAATTCTGACGTTGATGCGCTGATTAAAGTGCTGCCGCGCATGACGTATCCCGCCCTGACCGAGCACGAGGTCACGCGTCTCGATGCGTCTGATCTGATTTCGCTGGCCGGGAAGGTGGTCGGTTTTTTGTCGCCTGCTTCGGGTCGCTGACCTTTCCGAAAAACCTGTCGGTCGATGACCTGATGGCGGATATCGCGGTGATTTTCCACTGGCCGCCATCAGAGTTACATTCCCTGAGCGTGACCGAGCTCCTGACATGGCGCGACAAGGCGCTGCAACGAAGCGGAAACCATCATGAGCAATAACGTCAGAATCGAGGTGCTGCTGAATGCCGTCGACCGGGCGAGCCGCCCGCTCAAAGCGATCCAGAACGCCAGTAAATCCCTGTCCGGTGATATCCGCACGTCACAGAAAAGCCTGCGCGAGCTGAATGCGCAGGCATCCCGTATTGACGGATTCCGAAAAGCCAGCGCACAGCTTGCCGTGACCGGTCATGCGCTTGATAAAGCGAAACAGGAAGCAGAAGCACTCGCCACGCAGTTTAAAAACACGGAGCGCCCGACGCGAGCACAGGCGCAGGTGCTTGAATCCGCGAAGCGTGCCGCCGAAGGGCTGCAGACGAAATACAACAGCCTCACGGAGTCCATAAAGCGCCAGCAGCGCGAGCTCGGTGAGGCGGGAATTAATACCCGTAATCTGGCAAATGATGAGCGGGGGCTTAAATCCCGCATCAGTGAAACCACCGCGCAGCTTAACCGTCAGCGTGAGGCACTGGCGAAAGTCAGTGCACAGCAGGCGAAGTTAAGCCGGGTGAAAGAACGGTATCAGGCCGGTAAATCACTGGCCGGTAACGCGGCGGCGGCGGGCGCTGCCGGTGTCGGTATTGCGACGGCGGGAATGATGGCCGGGGTTAAGCTGCTGACGCCGGGCTATGAGTTTGCGCAGAAGAACTCAGAGCTGCAGGCGGTGCTCGGTGTCGATAAACAGTCACCCGAAATGCAGGCGCTGCGCAAACAGGCGCGCCAGCTCGGGGACAATACGGCGGCCTCTGCCGATGATGCGGCGGGGGCGCAGATTATTATCGCCAAAAGTGGCGGGGATGCGGCGGCCATTCAGGCGGCGACGCCGGTCACGCTGAATATGGCGCTGTCCAACAGGCGCACGATGGAAGAGAACGCCGCGCTGCTGACCGGGATGAAATCAGCGTTTCAGCTCTCAAATGACAAGGTCGCGCATATTGGTGACGTTCTCTCGATGACGATGAACAAAACTGCCGCCGACTTTGACGGGATGAGCGATGCGCTGACCTATGCCGCGCCGGTGGCGAAAAATGCCGGGGTGAGTATCGAGGAAACCGCCGCGATGGTGGGGGCGCTGCACGATTCTAAAATCACCGGCTCGATGGCGGGAACGGGAAGCCGTGCCGTCATGAGTCGCCTGCAGGCACCGACCGGCAAAGCCTACGACGCCATCAAAGAGCTCGGGGTGAAAACCTCCGACAGCAAGGGCAACACGCGCCCGATATTTTCCATCCTGAAAGAAATGCAGCGCAGTTTTGAGAAAAATAATCTCGGAACCGGTCAGAAAGCCGAATACATGAAAACCATTTTCGGGGAGGAAGCCAGCTCGGCGGCCGCCGTGCTGATGACAGCGGCCTCAACCGGCAAGCTCGATAAGCTCACCGCCGCGTTTAAAGCCTCGGACGGCAAGACTGAGGAGCTGGTTAAGGTTATGCAGGATAACCTCGGCGGCGACTTCAAAGAGTTTCAGTCAGCCTATGAGGCGGTCGGGACTGACCTGTTTGACCAGCAGGAGGGCTCACTGCGTAAGCTGACGCAGACGGCCACGCAGTATGTGCTCAGACTCGACGGCTGGATCCAGAAAAATAAGGGGCTGGCGACCACTATCGGCGTGGTAGTCGGGGGCGCGCTGGCGCTGATCGGGGTGATGGGCGGGATTGGCCTTATCGCATGGCCGGTGGTAATGGGGATAAATGCCATCATTGCGGCGGCTGGCGTACTCGGGGTGGTTTTCAGTACGGTCGGCGGCGCGATTGTTACGGCCATTGGCGCAATCAGCCTGCCGGTGCTGGCGGTTGCCGGGGCGGTGGTGGCCGGGGCGCTGCTCATCCGTAAATACTGGGAGCCGATTGGCGCATTCTTCTCGGGGGTGGTGGAGGGGCTGAAAGCCGCTTTTGCCCCGGTGGGGGCGATGTTTACCCCGCTTTCGCCGGTGTTTGATGCCATTGCGGAAAAGCTGGGCGTTGTCTGCCAGTGGTTTAAAGACCTGCTTGCGCCGGTGAAAGCCACGCAGGACACGCTCGACAGTTGCAAAAATGTCGGCGTGGCGTTTGGTCAGGCGCTGGCTGATGCGCTGATGACGCCGCTCAACCTGTTTAACAGCCTGAGCGGCAAGGTTGACTGGCTACTGGAGAAACTCGGCGTTATCAAAAAAGAATCGACCGACCTCGACCAGACTGCAGCCAACGCGGATAAGGCTTCATCGGGTGGCGGGTATATCCCTGCGACAGCGAGTTATGGCGGGTATCAGGCGTATCAGCCGGTCACTGCGTCTGCAGGTCGCTCTTATATCGACCAGAGCAAAAGCGAATACAACATCACCCTGCAGGGTGGCGCTGCGCCGGGTGGAGACCTTGACCGCCAGCTCCGCGATGCCGTCGACAAACTTGACCGTGAAAAGCGCGCGCGTCAGCGATCCGATATGAGATTCGACTGAGAGAGGGGGCAAAATGTTAATGGTGCTGGGCTTTTTTGTGTTTGAACGGCGCACTCTGCCGCATCAGTCGATGCAGTATTCGAAGGACTACCGCTGGGTGTCCAATGACCGTATCGGCAAACGACCGGCTTATCAGTTTCTCGGCGAGGGGGAAACCTCACGCACCCTGTCGGGGACGCTGTACCCTGAAATCACCGGCGGGCGTCTGTCGCTGCTGGCGATTGAGCTGATGGCCGACGAGGGGCGTGCATGGCCGCTGATTGACGGAACCGGCATGATCCACGGGATGTACGTTATCGATAAAGTGACCCACAACCACACCGAGCTTTTCAGCGACGGTGCGGCGAAAAAAATCGAATTCAGTCTGTCCCTGAAACGCGTCGACGAGTCGCTCGCGGCCATGTATGGCGACCTGAAAACGCAGGCTGATAATCTGGTCACGTCAGCCAGTGAATGGGCGGGAGGGCTGGCCGGATGATAACAGAGATGAATATTCAGGCCGGGGCGCGTGTTGCCCCTGCGTATATGCTCACGCTGGACGGGGCGGATATCACGCAGAATTTCAGCGACCGGCTTATCGGTCTGACCATGACCGACAATCGCGGGTTCGAGGCTGACCAGCTCGATATTGCGCTCGATGATACCGACGGGCTGGTCGAGCTACCGCCGCGCGGGGCATCGCTGACGCTGTGGCTGGGCTGGCAGGGCTCCGCACTGGTCAACAAGGGAAGTTTCACGGTTGATGAAATCGAGCACCGGGGCGCGCCTGATACGCTGACCATCCGGGGACGCAGCGCAGATTTTCGCGGGTCGCTGAACTCGCGGCGCGAGCAGTCATGGCACGACACCACGCTCGGGGTGATTGTGGAGACTATCGCGCAGCGTAATAAGCTGACGGCCAGTGTTGCTGACGCCCTGAAAGCCATCGCCATTCCCCATATCGACCAGACGCAGGAATCCGACGCGGCGTTTTTGTCCCGACTTGCTGAGCGTAACGGTGCATCCGTGTCGGTGAAAGCCGGGAAATTATTGTTCCTGAAAGCCGGTAGTGCGATGACGGCCAGTGGTAAGCCAATCCCCCAAATGACCGTCGAGCGTGGCGACGGCGACCGCCATCAGTTCGCCATTGCAGACCGGGAGGCTTACACCGGCGTGACGGCGAAATGGCTACACACCAAAGACCCGAAACCACAAAAGCAAAAGGTAAAGCTCAAACGTAAACCCAAAGAGCAGCACCTGCGCGCGCTGCAGCACCCGAAAGCCGCTAAAACATCGACAAAGGCCAGAGAGAAAAAGGCGCAGGAAGCGCGGGAAGGTGAGTATATGGCCGGAGAGTCTGACAATGTTCTTGAGCTCACGACCATCTATGCCACAAAGGCGCAGGCCATGCGCGCGGCTCAAGCAAAGTGGGACAAGATACAGCGAGGCGTGGCGGAGTTTTCCATTACGCTTGCCACTGGCCGGGCTGATTTATTTCCTGAAACGCCGGTGGCCGTGAAAGGCTTTAAGCGCGTGATAGACGAACAGGCGTGGATAATCAGCCGTGTGGTGCACAGTCTAAACGGGAGTGGCTTCACGACGGGCTTAGAGCTTGAGGTTAAGGTTTCTGATGTGGAGTATGAGAGCGAGGAAATAACGCAGTAATTTAATGTATGTGTTTGTTTTATAAGGTTAAAATGAGTAAAATCACTGTATTGAAAACGCTCAGAGGTGCTCATCATGTTTCACTGCCCGAAATGCCATTACGCCGCTCACGCCCGCACGAGTCGCTATTTTTCTGATACCACAAAAGAGCGGTATCATCAGTGCACTAACATCAACTGCAGTTGTACTTTTGTCACGACTGAAACCGTTGAGCGCTTCATCGTTTCGCCGGGGGAAGTCGTACCGGCTCCGCCGCACCCGACGATGACCGGTCAGCATCAAATGCCCTGGCTGTGAACCAAAAGAAAACCCCGCAAATGCGGGGTTTTCTGTATTTTCGCGATTAGACATCGTCCGGTAGTTCGCGTATCGCTTTACGTATGTTTGATTCTGCGTCGTCAAGTTCACTTATAGCCCTGTTGATATCTGAACGGCCATTCTCTACCTTGGAGCGTGTACGCTTCAAAACGGTCATGGCGTCATCAATTGCACTTAGAGCCCGCTTTAATCTTCTCTTGGTATCCATCTTTGCCAATTCCTTGTTTTCATAGATATTTCACAATATTTAATGAGAATACATTGGTATTAATCGAAAATAAGTGTCTGGTATCTCATTTATACAACCTGAAAAAATGATTTGTGAGGGCTTCTTCCTGTCTGATGTGGCATTACTTTTTAGTTCAGGTGACGAAGGGGTAAGCCTCGCATAAGCGAGGCTTTTAGTATCGATGTGGTCAATGTGTGGACATTGATAGAAATAAATCCATTTATTTCAGTAGATTACAGGCAAAAAATAAGCCTGCGTAAGGGAGATTACGCAGGCTAAGGAGGTGGTTCCTGGTACAGCTAGCATTTATGGGTTATGTTTTTCAGCGGAAGCGATAATACCCTTAATGAACGAAACGGTATGTGATCGATTTCTAAGAATCTTCCGAACGCTGAAAAATAACCGTAATTAACTACTTAGCATGCGGGTTGCGCGTGGACTCACCGGTAAAATTACGCATCAACAATGCATAATTCAGATCGATATCCTCCGGTACAGGCATCCACACGGTGTAACCATCGCCTGGCGCAACTGGCATCGCTTCGCCTTTCGCGTTTTCCATCTGCTCGAGAGTAAAGTTGATGTTGCCCTGTGGAGTCATCAGCTCCAGGCTGTCGCCAACGGTGAATTTGTTTTTCACCAGTACGGCTGCCAGCTCGTCTTTACGCTCGCCAGTGAATTCGCCGACAAACTGCTGACGCTCGGAAACGGAGAAACCATATTCGTAGTTCTGATAGTCGTCATGCGTATGGCGGCGCAGGAATCCTTCGGTGTAACCGCGATGCGCCAGGCCTTCCAGTGTTTCGAGCAATTGCGGGTCGAACGGTTTACCTGCCGCGGCATCATCAATGGCTTTGCGATATACCTGCGCGGTGCGTGCACAGTAATAATATGACTTGGTGCGGCCTTCGATTTTCAGCGAATGCACGCCCATCTGCGTCAGACGTTCAACGTGGGCAATGGCACGCAAATCCTTTGAGTTCATGATGTAAGTGCCATGTTCGTCTTCAAACGCGGTCATGTACTCACCCGGACGCTGGGCTTCTTCAATCATAAAGACTTTGTCTGTCGGTGCGCCAATACCCAACGTTGGCTCAACGTTTTGTACCGGGATAGGCTCGTACTTATGCACGATATTGCCCACCACGTCTTCTTTGCCTTCCTGTACATTGTATTCCCAGCGGCAGGCATTGGTACAGGTACCCTGGTTTGGGTCACGCTTGTTGATGTAGCCAGAGAGCAGGCAGCGACCGGAGTAGGCCATGCACAGGGCGCCATGAACGAAGATCTCAAGCTCCATATCTGGCACCTGAGTGCGGATTTCTTCGATTTCTTCCAGCGACAGTTCGCGAGAGAGGATCACTCGGGTCAGCCCCATCTGCTTCCAGAATTTCACTGTCGCCCAGTTTACGGCGTTAGCCTGTACTGAAAGGTGAATGTCCATGTCGGGGAAGTTTTCGCGCACCAGCATGATAAGACCCGGGTCCGACATGATCAGTGCATCCGGTCCCATTTCCACCACCGGTTTCAGGTCACGAATAAAGGTCTTCAGCTTGGCATTGTGTGGGGCAATGTTAACCACCACATAGAATTTTTTGCCCAGTTCGTGGGCTTCATTAATGCCGAGCTGCAGGTTTTCGTGGTTGAATTCGTTGTTGCGTACGCGCAGTGAGTAACGCGGTTGGCCCGCATACACAGCGTCTGCGCCATAGGCGAAAGCGTAACGCATGTTTTTCAGCGTTCCCGCCGGGGAAAGGAGTTCCGGTTTAAACAT